ATATAGTGCTTATTTGCAAATAAGTATTAATCTGAAATTGTTTCCACTTTCGTGAGATTTCATGGCTTCTTACTGTGTTAGAAACCAATTGTTTACTGTTATCAAGGCTGTACTCCCGAGTGGTCAGGAGACTTATCTTGATGTGGATAACACTGAGACTTGGATTTCTTTCCAGGCTAGATGTTACCTCAATGCAGTTGCAATGGAAGTATTATCTGATGATGAACGGACCCCAGTTATGGCGGCCATGTCGGACTTAGAGATTATTTCCCAGCCCACTGGTGATGAACTCGATGAGTTAACTGGTGAGTTACCTGGTTACATACTGAAGAGTATACTCCCTTTGGGAGCCCCTATCAGGTGTTTCTCGGTGTCTGAAGAAAAGGTCAGGACTGCGTATGGAATCGCGCATGTCGGCCATTTTGAGGACTTTACTTGGGCTGTCACGAAGGTTGTGGCTGATCTACCGGACGATGTCGTATTCGGTTGCTCAGTTTTCTCTAGTGAATTCGAGGAAAGAGTCAAGGAACTTAGGGAGAAAACTCTTATGGATGTCGACTCTGGAGTCTCACGTATTCTTCAGGGCGATTTCGAAGAGGATTTAAGAAGACTTGTCTCAGAAAATCGAAAGGGTCAAGAACTGCCGATACCGCAGTTATTAGCGGATGAGGATATGAAGATTCTTCGTGAACATTTTCCTAACCTCACTCTAAGGTTTACCAAGTGTGTTGATGGGCCGCATAATGCGGCCGCTGCGCAACGCACACTGGAAACCTGGGACCTAGTACATTCGTTCCCAAAAGGAGAACCTATTATCGACATTGGAGGTAATTGGTTTTACCATATTCGTTATGGTAACGAGAATGTGCACTCGTGTTGTCCAATTTTGGATCCACGGGATGCCGCTCGGCAAACACATAGATGTGTTATGTTGGAAACCCTAATGTCTGGCATTAAAGCTAAGTACGCTAGGGTTCTTGAAAAAGACTGTGAGTCTCGGCGCGATAAAGCAGCGCTGGAGGGGTTCTATAAGGATTGGGCAGTTCATCCTAAAACCCTCATGCGTTTACATGAAAAACGCCATCCAGGCCAAGGGGTATATTGTCATAAACCCTTTGGTCAGCACGATTGCGACTTTCGGGCAAAGTATGCCATGATGATTCATTCCGGCTATGATATTAGACTGGAAGATCTTGTCAAGGGCATGCTTAATCACGGTGTCTTAGAACTCCGTGGGTATATGATCGCAGATCCTGCTATGTTGGTGAAGGATAAAGGTTACCTTCCATTTCTCAAATGTAATTGGGAAAAGAAATCTGGTTACATTTGGTTCTCTTTTAGAGATGATAGTACTATGGGCTATCGCCACAAGTGGGGAGTTTACTCTCAGTACTTGAAACGTACTGTCTTGTGGACCAAAGGGAAATCTGATTTGTTTGTTCTGGAGCGTGATAAATACAGACACGGTACCTTGAGTTACACACTTATAAAGTGTGGAACGAGTGTACCACCGGGCACACATACTTTGTATCATAATGCCTGGTTCAAGGAAATGTTTGACAGATACGTCATATCAGTTCCTTTTATTCGATTGAAGTCTCTTCATAACCCTGAGGGTTCGAAGTTGGGATTTCGCGAAGTGGTAGTATCTCGCGATCTTGTAGATCGTGTTGTTGAAATCTGCCTCAGGGGAGTCAAGGATGTTCCACCTTTGGACTTGTCGGCTACCGACACTAAAGTTCACTGCAGTAACTTACAGTTAGTACAGACTCATTTATTGAGTCATAGTCAAACTGTGGTGCTGAATGGCACTACAATTGTTAGAGCCAACCCGATACCTGTCGAAGATTTTTCCCCTCTATCCTTGGCAATATACTTTGAAGTTTTATTGACAAAGAAGAAGGAAGCCATCATGTTTCAATGGATGGCAAATGACTGTGATGCGGGTTTTCTTTCACGTGCATGGTATAAGGTTCTTGGAAGCTTTGTACTAGACGTGTTACTGTCACCTTTCAAGCTTGTGGTCACTGGATTTAAATATTTCGTCGAGTTTTTTGAATCGCAAAAGTTTATCGACTCACTCATTAATGAGCCAGTAGAAAAACTTACTATTCTTGATAGGATCTACCACTCAGTGGATAGTGCCGTTAAAGAAGGGTATTATGATGGTTCAAAACAAACCGAGGATAATGTTAGTCAGGATTTCAAGGACTATGATACTAGTCAAGATTTCTTTGCAGCAATTGAAGGACTCGTAAAGCTTGAAGAAAGGGAGATTGAAAAAGAAACTGAAGATCCAGAAGGAGACTTCCTGAATAGGGAGGTGGAACCTACAAAGGTGGATGCTGAACATCGGCCTATTACGGTTGAAGAAACCAGTAAGGTTCAACAGGCTATTGGTGAGTATATAGCCTATAGTTCTACGGAGTACCAAAGGATACTGCAGGAACTATCCCACGCATACGATAACGTTTTGGTATCGTATGGAACGGCGGGGTACACTAATGTGAAAGAAAACTATGGGTTTTATTCAAAAACTCGTGGTTGGTTGTTAAAACCAAATTCCTTTGATCATGAAGCAGGGTACAGTTCAGGTATGGTTTGGATAACATACGATGGCGAGATACCAATCTGGGAAGGAGGTGACATGTTGGTTGTGAATGATCATACCAAATTACTGAATAATATCCGCCTAGCTAGAGCAGTGGCTGATATTTTTGGATCAGTATCTAAATGTCCGTTACCGGCAGTTACAATTGTGGATGGAGTCACGGGTTGTGGCAAAACCACTGAAATTGTTAAAACCGGAAATAACCCTAAAACCATTATACTTAGCGTTTGTAAAGCTAATGTCGAGGAGATAAGAAGAGCCATTCCGAACGCTAATAAAAAGCGAATTCGTACTGTTGATTCGTTTCTCTTAAATCCCGACAGTAGGTGTGAGATCTTGTTCATTGATGAATATGGATTGGCTCACCCTGGAGCTATTATGGCCGCTATTTTGGTTAGCAAGTGCAAATCTTGTATTCTATTCGGTGATTCCGAGCAGATTCCCTTTTGTAATAGGATTGACGACTTTCGATTGGAGTTTAAGTCCGTTGAAGATGTGGTCGATTTTAAAAGGGAAATCAGAGAGAAAACTTACAGGTGTCCTAAGGACATAACTGTGATACTTCAATCTCTGTATGAAAGGAAGAAGATTCACACTGTTTCTAAGGTTGAGGATTCGATATCCATCAAATCTATTAGAAGTGAGAATGATATTCCAATTCCTAGTACATTTCCAAAGGAAGTCATATATATATGTATGACACAGCACGATCAAGCTTTGCTTAGTTTGCGCTGGAAGAAGGAAGGCATTGATTCCGAAGTCAGAACGGTTCATTCAGCACAGGGATTGTCTTACCCATATGTTGTTTATTTCCGTTTGACGAGAACTGATAATGATCTTTTTACTTCTTCAAAGAAACCTTATCATTTGGTAGCTATTTCACGACACAAGGAAGGAATTGTATACCTCACAACAAAGATAGATGATGCGAAGGATTTTTCTCTTCGTCTACTAAGGATGCGGTATAAGGCCTCAAAAGAGTTTGTGAATTTGAATGCTACCCATGATCAGGAGGTGGTACCTAGATTGGATTCCCTTGTTAATAATCTGTATCTTAATGATGTGGAAATTAGCGAAAAGGCGAACGCAGCTAGTAACGATAACTTCCCAATTTCAACTGAACCTCTTTTCACGGTATCAGAGGACGGTGTTTATGGTGTTAGAGAGGCAACAGGGCGTAGTATTGGAAATGCTAACGCCGTTGTTTGTGCGATTGAGGAACTTTGTCCTGGGAACACTACTTATGATGACCTAGGGATTAATGAAATGGTTAACATTGGACCACTCCGCTGTGAAGTGGGTAAAGTTCGGTGGGACCTTTCATATCTGTCCGGTAAATGGACAGATAATCCGATCGCAATGCCGGAATTACCTACGGGCTCTTTGACCCGAAGGGGAATTCATCCTAAACAGACCTTATTGGCGGTGGAGAAAAGAAACGCCAATGTTCTTAATTGTCAAGGATTCTCTGATAAGAGAGCCCTTGCTCATGAAGCAGTTGATAAATTCTTTGAGTTTTTTATAGATTCCGAGAAGTTTAATCAGTTGCCCCAAGGTGTCGTAGGCACCTCAGCTGATATGATTCAGCTGTACTACAATAAGGCTAAGAGAACAGTGGCAGATCATGCTGTTGTCCAGCTGAGTAGTATTGATAAGTACCGACACATGATAAAGCGCGATATTAAGCCCGTTTTAAACGAGGCTTTACAAAGCGAATATACAAAGGCGGCTACTATCACTTATCATGATACTGACATTACTCAAATTGCAACATCATTCTTCACTGTTATAAAACAGAGACTTATGGCGTGCAAAAAGAGTAATCTTTGTATACCTATTGATAATGAATCTGATATATCCAGATGCCTCACGAGAGACCATCTAGGATCAGAACAGGGAAACTTTATAGAAATTGATTTCTCTAAGTTTGACAAAAGTCAAAACGAAATACATCAACTCATGCAGGATGAAATTTTGTTAAGGTTCGGTGGTTCACCTGAATTTGTTAGTGTTTGGAGCCAAGCTCACAAACACTCTAGGATAAAGGATTTTAATTGTGGAATTTCCTTTACAACAGATTATCAGAGAAGAACTGGAGATGCCTTTACATTTCTAGGCAACACGCTTGTTACGGCATGTATGCTAAGTTATGTTATTAGTCGAGCTGATGCAACGGCTATTCGTTATATGTTAGTTGGAGGTGATGATTCATTGATTTGTTCATTAACCCCAATAACAGTGGATTTGAATCCACTGTCAACCATATTTAATATGAGTTGTAAATTGATACAACCTGCTTGTCCTTACTTTGCTTCAAGATATATTGTTCGCGTAGGAGACGAGTTGGTTTGTGTCCCCGACCCAATGAAACTTTTAGTTAAAATGGGTAGGAAGGACTTACCAGACAATGAAGATAGTCTGGAAGAAGTTCGAATCGGTTTACTCGATTCTTGCAGACCTTTACTTGACGATAGAGTTAAGCAAATGGTTTGCTACCTGACTCAAATCAGGTATGGAAAATCCAGTCCTAGTTTGTTTGATGCTTTGGGGTTTATAACCAAAGCACTAACAACAAGGAAAAATTTTCTTGAATTGTATAGGTGTAATAACACCTCCACTGAGCGAAGGGTAACTCATAAGTTACGCCTTACCTAGTGTGTTTTGAGAGCTTTTCTCATGAAAGCTGAAGCTTTCCGCTATCTGGACTATTGTCCAGATGGTTGCCAAAGGCAACCCCC